CCTCTAAGCAAATCTGCATAGTCGACAATCACTAAATCAGGTTTTGTGCCTACTAGAATCATTTTTTCAATATGAGCTCGAATAGTGGAACACGATGCAGTCTTAGTCGGATAATACTTAATAACCAAATTACCTTTCAATTTACCTACTGTATTTTGAACTTCGTCAATATTATACTTTAAGTTTTGATTAGCAATACCAGTTAATACAGCATCATAACGTTGACCAACATATCCTTCATTCAACTCTAATGTGTAATGCACTACATTCAATCCAGCTTTAACTGCATTAGCTCCTACATTAATAAGACCCCACGATTTACCAATACCTGCAGGGGCTACAAAAACTACTAGCTCACCTTTACCAAAACCGCCATCTGCTAAATCATTAATGATTGGCCAAGGAGTTGGAATAGTGGATCTTACATTGTCTTTATATCGATCTGCAACTGAGTCGTTATACATATGACCAACCTCTTTATCAGCACCAGCTTTCATAGCCATATCAATCGTTGCCTTAATAGCATCGTAATCACCTCGCTTTAATAAATCAACTGAGTCTAAGATTGCTCTTTTAACGCATTGATTTTTACAGAAGTTTACTGTTTCTTCTTTTACAAAATCTAAATCTTGAGACTCTAAAAACTTATACGAATCTTTTAGCGATTCAATAATTGCAGTTTTCAATACATCTCTATCAATGTCTTGCACTTTAATTTTAAACACATCCAAGGTTGGCGCAGTGGCATAATCTTGAAAATACTTAACTGTAGTTTCTACAATCCATTGATTAGATTCTGACTCAAAGAATTCTGGCAACAAAATATCAGATACTTGTTGTAAAAAGGCTTTGTCAGTTAAAAGGGATGAAATAATTTTTATTTGGAAATTATAACCAAAATTGCTTAATTTGTCTGACATACTTTTAATATATGATAATTGTTTGTATAATCCAAGTTATTCTTTTGAACTATATGCTGATAACGAATGAAATGTATTTGCTAACCAAGTGTCTAAATTTGGAATAGCTGTGTATGCTTTGTCTAACATAAACATTCGTTTGAAGTTCATTTTATCTAATAATGGAATTGGCCGGTCTGCCATTTCCGCTATCATTAATTTAATGTGTGCTGAAATATCTAAATTTCGCAAATCCATTAATTCATGATTGAGTTTTATAGTAGCTTCGCTATCTACAATTGTTTTATATATCTTATGCTCATCAACTCGAGCCTTACAATATTCTAACACATCATTCATATCAACGACTTCCTGACCTAATACAGTTGGTATTTTACTTTGTAGTGTTTTAATACCGACGCCGTTAATGCCTTTGATATTATCTGAAGCGTCTCCCATAAATACTTTATAATGTATAAAGTTATGCGAAGGTACTCCAAACTTTTCTAAAACTTCTTTAGGACCGTAAAATTTCTTTTCAACTGGTCTCCAAATAGAAGTTCGTTCATCTACTAGCTGCATGAAGTCTTTGTCGTCTGACATAATGATAACCTCACTTTGCTTAGGTTGAAACACTTCAGTAGTCAAATATGCAATAGCATCGTCAGCTTCAATATTGTCAATTGATATAAGCGTCATTGGAAGACACTGTAAATACTCTGCCAATCGTCCAAATTGCCATTGCATAGAAGCTAATTCGCTATCTACTGTTTGCTCACCGACATCATCTCTCCTTCTAAATCGTGTAGACATTACACGACCTTCTTTATAACCAGAATGCATTTTCTTTCTACGTGCTGAACCTCCTTTACCGTCAAACACAATAATACATCTAGTTGGTTTAAATTGTCGAATTACAGCTCCTATCGATTTCATAAAGCCAGTTAATCCTCCAATATGTTCTCCATCGTCATTAACAGATGGGACCGCACTAAAGACTCGAATAAAAGAATTCAGGCCATCGACAATTAACACCTTACTGTCTTTGTCTAGGCCTGAATTTCCTTTTTCGTGGTCTTCGCGGATTTGTCTTAATAAATCAGCGTAACCTTTGTTCATAACTTACGATTCTTCGTTTTCAAATTCTGTTTCAATTTTAATATCATCGATACCAAAATCTTCACCAGCTTTATAAGTGAGAATATACTTATCACATATTGCTTTGTATACCTGATCACGCATTGCAGGATCGTCCATCAATTTACTTTGAAAGTCCTTTGATTGGAATTTGATCATCTCACCAGTCTCTGTGTCAGTATATGTATACCATGCACCGGCTTGCGTAACTAAATTATACTCTTTCAACATTGTCAACCAACTTCCGTAGTCGTCAATACCTGAATCAAAATAAATGTCGTAGTCGACACTGCGAAGGGGAGGCCCCATACGATTCTTAACTACTTGAGCACGAGTTGTAATTCCTAAAATTTCATCTCGTCCATCTACTTTCATTTTAATTTGTCCTACTGACTTCAAACGAAGCCTAACTGAAGAGTGAAATGCAATTGCCTTTCCTCCTGAGGTAGTCCATTGATCTCCAAATGTGACTCCTAAACGAGTACGTAACTGATTGGTAAAGATTAGACATATACGAGACCTTCCAACAAAATTGGTAATCTTACGCATAGCCTTAGATAAGATAATAGCTTTACTAGTAGCCCATCCATCTTTATCATAATCAGCTGCCATCTCTTGTTTAGTGGATGCTCCTGCAACCGAGTCTACCACTATGGTAACCAATCTATCTTTGGAACCTTTTCTAACAGATTCAACAATGCTGTCAATAGCATCAAATATGTCTTCAATAGTTTCCAAAGGGACATATAACATATCCTTTAGATTGATACCTATAGCTTCTAGAAATTCTCTAGAGATTGCGTTTTCAGTGTCAATATAAACTGCTAGTCCACCTTTACGCTGAGTGTCAGCTAAGGCGTGAGCAGCCAATAATGATTTGCCTGAAGCTTCTAATCCAGTAATTTCAATAATTCGGCCAACAGGAAGTCCTCCATTAGGTCTATTAGCAATCGCTAAGTCTAGCATAGTCGATCCTGTCGATATCCACTCTGTCACATCTGACGGGGAATCAGAATCTCCTTCTAAGAAATAAGCAACTTTGTAATTAGAACTCTTAAACTTTTTGTTTAGATTCTCTGCTAGCACGGACGCTAAATCATCCTGTACTACAGCTTCCTGTACTTTCTTTGCCATAATTACTTATTAAATAATGAATCAAATGCTGACGCTACGTCATCTACATTAGCCACTACTGGAGCAGCTTCTTCGATACCAGCTTTATTAGAGTTGCTAGCCTTTGCAGGTGCAGCTTCTTCTGCTGGAGCATTTTCTGGGTCTAACCAATTATGAAGCAATTTGGTCATTTCTTCATATGTGTGTTCCTTAAACAAATCAGTGATCTTAGGTTGGTTAGCCAACTTCTCTAAAATTGCTTTGTTGTCGGTAACTGGCGTTTGATTAGGTTTAACACGGATTGAAGTCTCTGGATAAGACTTACCGGTTTGATCTGCAGCTTTAAATTCAACTGCGATGTCACGACCAGCCATTGGGTCGGTAATATCACCATAGTCAGGGTCTGCGATAAATCCTAACAACTCTTGATAAACTGATTTACCAAAGCCCCAGAATTTAACACCTTCAGATTCTTTTCCACGGATAATAATAGGAACGTAACAACGCATTGTTGGTTCCAATTTCTTACCAGCTTTCCAATCGTCAGAGCTTCCTGTCGACTTCAACTTCTCACCAAACTCTAAAATTGGGTCAGGGCGACCAAATGACATTGGAGAAAGGATTGACTTACCTCCAAAGTTATAATGAAAATAAAGTTCGATAAAAGGATTTTCGCGATTGTGCTGATACGGTACAATTCTTACTACTTGAGTACCTGGTTCGGGTTTCCAAAGATTATTGGATTTGCTTGTTACGTTTTGTAACGAATTGAGCTTTTGCTTGATAGCATCTAAATTAATAGCCATGTTTTTAAAAATTTATTTGTTAATGAATAATTAATAATTAGCAATTGACAATATAATGAAATCGGTCTAGAATAATAACATTACATCTACAACAACTAATGTAACCTAAATATAGGAAACTCTTTTACAAGTTCCTAATACTTTTATATAAATATGTTACAAATTAATAATTTGATAGACTTTCGTTTGAAGCTTTCTCAATTCATTATTAGATGTAACTAATAAACAATTTGAATACTTTGTCCAATCAACTGAGAATTTTGAGTCTAAAACTCCTCCATTCTCACTGCGAATCAAAGCATTTAATGAATTAATTGTATACAATGTGTTTGTTTCCTTTTTACGATGTACTAGCATTGCGGAAGGTAATTGCTTTCGCTGCATTTCTTTTTCGACATTGAAACTGCATACCAATTCATCGCTATCTGCAATAGATAAAACAAATAACCTGTTATATACTACCGTGTAAGTCTTGGAAATCATAGTCACCGTATGATCCAATTCTTCTTCCGTGGTAAATAGGCAGATTAATTGTAACAAAATAATTCAATATTTTCATAAATAAATATCTTAAATGTTTCTTTCTACGTTGATCATTGCGTGATAATCTGGGCCTATTTGCATCTTAACTGGAAACTTTCCATTTTGTTCCAGTTCCTGCTTGATCATATAAATAAATTCTGCTCCATCAGACTTATTGAAATCCCATAAGAAGCTGTCATAGGTATAAAGTATCAGCTTCGAAGAGAACGACTGTGTACGTAGAAGTATGTTATGAATTACGGCCATGTTTCTCTCAGTCTCAAATGCTTGTAATAAATAGTTAAGAAGCTTAGCTGCATTCAAATCGTTAAAGAAGCTAGCAAATAATTTTCTACCGAATACTGGAGTCTCAATATATCCCTCAGCTTTAAATTGACTCCATACTAATTTAGTATATTCATCTACTCGAGCAAAGAATGGAATAACTAAATAGTCAGAGTGAATA